TTATTTACTTTGTGCAGCCATTTCCTGCGATTGTCTGTATTGTTCAGCCAGCATTGTTCTAGTGAACGGCGCTGTAGGTTCTATTTCAAGCACAAGATTTTCAAGTTCATCTATGGTGCAGTAGAAGAATTCTTTTCTGGTATTTATTTTATTAACACGTTGCTCGTTAAGGCGCTGATGCAGAGCGCTTTCAAGGGCTACAGCGTCTTCAGAGAAAATAAAGCTATGTACGTCAAACTTAAATGGAACGCTGGCATCACCCAATTCGTTGACACGGTCTTGCGGATCAATTCTTCTTGTCATACCAATTTTAAACATTTTGTCACCAAAGGAACCAAGGTTACTAATGATATAAACATATCCGGCTTTACCATTCTGCAGGTTGGTGATTTCTTCTTTTTTAGCTTCTACTGAACTCAGTTGTTGCTCTAATTCTGCAATGCGTTTTTTGAATAACTCTATTTGTTCATCATCTTGAGAAACATTCAGCTGCTCTTGAATGTTGTTGATTTCAGATTTGTATTTATTTTCTTCCTTAACAACCTGAGCACGTTGTTCTTCTAACGCTTTTCTTTCAGCGGCCTCTTGGCGCATTTGCTCCTTAAGTGCAGCTTGTTCTTCTCTTGCTTTTTCTCTCTTCACATAATACATATATTCTATTTCTACAGCTCTCATAAAGTGACCACGGATTTCAGTGATAAAAGCTAAAATGGTAGGGGCAATAGTTTTGTTGCCTTCAGTAGCAATAGACACATATTTATTTAGCATTTTTTCGACATCAGATTTGGCTTCTTCTAAATTACCGAATTTAAGATTGTACATGATATTTTGCAATTCAGCATTTAATGCCAGAACCATTAGCTTATATATGGCAGCATATGTCTTTAATGTATATCTGGCAACATAGTTATCAGTGATTTCTTTTATGAGCTTTTCGTTTTGACGGTATTCTTTTCTTAGGTCAGGATATTCCAACGCATGAAAATCTAAGGAAACATTAGGAAGGACCTGCTCTAAATCAGAAACTAAATCTTCTATTACTTCTATGTTGTTACGAGGCAAAGCATCTCTGAATTTAGAATCAATAGCTGCAAGGGCGTTTTTGCAAAGCAGATTGACTTCTTTGACTTTCTTTTTGCTCCTTTCAATTTTGGCCTCCAGCGCATTAGCTTGCTCGGTTAAATCCGGAATGCTATTTCTGACTTGCTCTCTTTCCTGTATTTGCTGTTGTAATATATATAGCGAATCATTAGCTTCATTCATTATTGCAGTTGACTGGTTATTTGCCTGTTCGATAATTGCTTTTGCTTGCTGTTCGGCTTGTTCGAGCTTGTTGCTGGAACGCTGAGCAGCGTTTTTGATAATACTTTCGGCAGTCTGATTAGCTTTAATATAAGCATCTAATTGAGATTGGGCTTTATCAGCAGTTTCCTTGTACTCATTAGATTTTTGGTTCATTTTGTAGAAGCCGAAAGCAACTAAAACTAAAATTAAAAATTCCATGACATTCTCTCCTTAAAATTTTTTATCTCCAGCCATCTTGCAGGAATGCATAACTATAAATAGGATCTATGCCGTAAGCATCCATCAGACATATAGCGAAATTGTCAGCCTCGTTCTCATGCCTGCTGGAAGCAAAATATGAACGTCCTTCGCTGCAGAAATGATGATAGTGAGGGTGTAGCAATATGTGTCCTAACTCGTGGCTGATAACTGTCATCCGTTGCCATTCGTCTAAGCGTTCATTAACAAAGATAAACTTACGGCGGAGTATGCGTTTCCAAAAGCCATTTATATTGTTGGGGGTATCAACATAGCGGATATTGATACCGAGCATTTCAGCAATGATAGCAGGATTGCTAGAGTCAGCTTTTTCTACGAGGTGCTTTACACGTAGCTTGTAATTGTACGCCATTCATATCACCGCCTACTTCCGCTTATTCATTTCCTTAGCTTCGTAAAAGGCAGCTTCAATGATACGCATCATTTTTTCTTTATCTTCGGAGGACATCATGCGTCCGTTTAAAGTAACTTCCTCGTCCTCAAGGATTTTTTTCAGGTCTTTGGGGACTTTTTTTGTTGGTGGGGTGAGGGAAACGGATTGGCTCTGCAAACCATTATCTTCAATAATATTACTTTTTTGTATGCCAAAATGGTCAGCTATTTTTTGAATAGCTCCCATGCGTGGCTCTTTTATGCCTTGTTCCCATGTTGATACAGCTTTATCACTAACACCTGCAATTTGACCTAACTCTTTTTGCGATAATCCATATTGTTCGCGCAACAACTTAATATTTTCACTGATTCCCATGATGTTGCTCCCTTCTTATTTTTATATCACTATCATATACTAAAAGTAGAAAAAAATCAACATGAAAACGAAAATAATCTACTTTTAGTAGTTGACACTCTACTAAAAGTAGATTATAATAGACTTGTAAATCAAACAAAGGAGGTGTTCAAAATGGGCTTATCTTTGAAGCAGATACGCCTTGTGAGAGGAAAAACACAGGACGAAATGGCTGAAAAGCTGGGCGTTCATGTCCAAACTTATCGCAAATTAGAGGAAAATCCTGATGAGGTAACTATTAAGCAAGCTAAAATTATCTCGGAATTTCTTGGCGTATCTTATGATGATATTTTTTTTGCCCAATAACTCTACTAAAAGTAGAATAAAAAAGAGGTGCAACATGAACAACTTACAGATTTTCGACAGTCCCGACTTCGGACAGATTCGCACCATTCAACAGAATGGAGAACCGTGGTTCGTTGGCAAGGACGTGGCTGACATTCTCGGTTATCAAAACGGTAGTCGAGATGTCAACCGCCATGTAGATGAAGATGACAGGCAAAACTACCAAAACGGTACTTTTGAAAGTAATCGTGGTTTGACCATCATCAACGAAAGCGGTCTTTACTCTCTCATCCTCTCCAGCAAGATGCCCAAAGCAAAGGAATTCAAGCGCTGGGTGACAAGCGAAGTCATTCCGGCAATCAGAAAGACTGGCGGGTACATCGCAGGCAGTGAGAACATGACGGACGCAGAGATTATGGCGAAGGCTGTGCTGGTAGCTCAAAGCACTATCCGGCAGCGTGACCAGCGCATTAAGGAGCTGGAAAGCGATGTAGCAGAGGCGAAGCCGAAGGTGTTGTTTGCGGATGCGGTGAGCGCGTCGGACAGCACGATTCTGATTGGCGACCTTGCGAAGATTCTGAAGCAGAACGGTTACAACACCGGACAGAAGCGTTTGTTCCAATGGCTGCGTGATAACGGCTATCTGATTAAGCGTCAGGGTGCTGATTATAATAGCCCTACGCAGCGCTCGATGGAATTAGGGCTGTTCAGAGTAAAAGAAACACCAATTATCCATGCTGATGGTCACGTAACTGTCAACAAAACGGTTAAGGTAACTCCTAAAGCACAAATTTACTTTGCAAATAAGTTCTTAGGGGGCAAATGCAGTGAAGGATTTGAGTAATCAACGCTTTGGGCGACTGGTGGCTATTAAGCCATGTGGTAAAAACAAATACCGTAATGTTTTATGGTTATGCCGCTGTGTTCTTTAGCGGAAGAAGGGAGGGTGAGTTATGGAAGATAAAAAAATAACCGTGTGTCCGTTTTGCGGACGCACGACGATAAGCGGACCCATTGACCTGGAACAAGCATTTAAAAAGCTTTGGGTGTATTGCCTGAGCATAAATGTATTAAGCATTATAGCTGTCATGGTTTCTTGGGCTTTAATTGGAGTACAAGAAGCTTCCATAGTGGCTGCTGCCAATATGATGATGATTTCTGCAAGCTATTTCTGGTTTCGTTGGTTGCTGAAACGTAATGCTTGAAGAAATCAGAATTATGGATGCGGAGAAGTGAGGGAAGAAGGGAGGGTGAGATTATGGCAAGTATAGAGCTTTTGACTGTTGCGGAAGTAAGCAAACTTCTGAAATGCAATGTTGATTACGTTTACAAGCTCAAAAAATCCGGTCTGCTGAGATTCATGAAGCTTGGCAACCTTAAATGCCGCCGGGAATCTTTGGAAGAGTTCCTCAGCACATATGACGGCAAGGATGTGACTGATCCGTTTAACGTGAAGGAGTTGTAGATATGAAAAAAGTATTGTTCATTCTGCTCGCAGCCTGCTGCGTTTGGGCTGCATGGGATGCAACGCGTCCGGTTGATAATTATGTTGTCAAGGCTACGGCCGGCGAAGGGGATACCCTTTGGCACTTGGTGGGTGACACCATGCAGCGCGAAGGAGACCGCAGAGATATTCGCGAGGTCATCTTTTATACAAAGAAAATCAGCAACTTGAAGGGTGACCTTCAGCCGGGGGACATCGTGCTGATTCCCATCGAGGTGCGCAGATGAACGAAAGAGATTATGACGGCCTGACAATGGACTACTTCCAAAATCAGCTGCTTGCAAAAGGCATCACCAAAGAAATGTTTAACATGGATCAGTTCGCCGGCCTTACCACCCGGGAGCTGCAGAACATCGTAAACAACGTAAGTTTAAAGGAGGCATAGCATGAAACTGTTTGATATAGACGAAAGACTGGCGGCCTGCGTCAAGTTGGACGAAAGCCGCGTTGTAGATACCGAAAGCGGTGAAATCATTGACCTTGAAGCAATCGCAGCTCTGGAAATGGAGCGCGACAAGAAGATTGAGAACCTGGGCTGCTGGTATAAAAACCTGTTAGCGGAGGCAGAAGCTTTGAAAGCGCAGAAGAACGCTTTTGCAGAACGTGAAAAGGCTAAGAAGGCCAAGGCGGAAAGCCTTAGAGGCTTTTTGAGCCGCTATCTGAACGGCAAAAAGTTTGAGACTGCAAAGGTGGCAATGAGCTTCCGCAAAAGTGAAGCAGTGGAGTTTGATGCGAAATGTATCGGCGATGTTCCGGAAGAATTCCTGAAATTCAAAGATCCGGAGCTGGACAAGGTTGCAGTCAAAAAGGCTATCAAGGCCGGTGAAACTGTACCGGGCTGCGAGCTGGTAGCGCGCCAGAACCTGCAGATTAAATAAGGCGGTACTGATCATGGGCATTTATGAAAAGCTGCTGACATTGCAGGCAAAATTGAAAGTACCTAAAGGGCAGTACAGCGACTTCGGCGGGTACTATTACCGCAGCTGTGAAGATATTACAGAAGCGGCAAAGCCTCTGCTGGTAGAAGTAAAAGCTGTGCTGCTGCTGACGGATGAAATCGTTGTCATTGGCAATCGTACATATGTGAAGGCTGTAGCTAAGTTGATTGATACTGAAAGTGATGGTGTTGTGGAAGTTGATGGTTATGCTCGCGAAGACGAATCACAAAAAGGTAAGGATGTAGCGCAGATTACAGGAAGTTGTAGCAGCTATGCACGTAAATATGCGCTTAATGGGCTGTTTGCGCTGGACGACGCAAAGGACGCGGACGCACTGCCACCGGTGCAGCAACCAGCAGAAAAGCCTGCTGGAAGTCAGAAGCTAGCTAACAACGCTAAGCGGCAGCCTACGGCAAAGCTAGCGGAAAAAGTCACTAGCTACCAGATGGGGCAGCTGCAAGCGTTGGCAAAGCAAAAGGGCGTTGCTGTTGATAGCGTCGTTGCAGGTTACAAGATTAATAACCTGCAAGACATGGATACAAAACAATGGGCGCAGGCTATGAACAGCCTTAGAAAGCGGGCTGATGCACAGTGAAAAAGTCTATTGTAACGGATAACATGGAATTTTGCATAGTCTGCGGCAGACCGCGGGAAGCAGTGCATCACGTATTTTTCGGAACTGCACTGCGGAAAATCAGCGACAAACACGGTTTTGTAGTGCCGTTGTGCAACTATCATCATAACGGCGCGGCTGGCATACATAATAATAACCAGGTGCTTGACCAAAAAATCAAACAGCACGCACAGCGTAAGTATGAAGCCCTGGGGCATAGCCGAGAAGAATTCCGGGCGTTGATAGGCAAAAGCTATCTTTAGGGCGGTGGAAACGTGAAAGCGCAGATAAAAAATATAGCTGACGTGTCCTGTATTGGCGATACAGTAGAGTTTACCGTGTCGCTGGATAGTTGGTATAGGCAAGAGCTTTTCAACACGCTGAACGCAATGCAGGGCGATAATAAGCCATACATAATATCTATTGACCGCCAAAAGCGCAAGCGCAGCCTAAACGCTAACGCCTATATGTGGCAGATGTGCCAGAAAATCGCGGAAAAAGTCGGGGCAACGAAAGAAACAGTGTACCGCAAAAACATTCGAGAAGTCGGGAGTTTTGAAACAGTGGAGCTGATCAGCGCGGGCGCAGCGCGTTTTATACGCAGATGGCAGGCTAACGGGCTGGGCTGGATAGCAGAACCGCTAAGCGAGCGGAACGGCTACACGACAATAATTGCTTACTATGGTAGCAGCAGTTACAGCACCGCCGAAATGTCCAGGCTGGTTGAAGCTGTGGTTGAGGAAGCCAAGGCCTTGGGCGTTGAAACTATGACACCTTTAGAACTTGACCGCATGAAAGCGGCATGGAAAGGGAGCTGATAAAGTGGCGGACGTGAAATGGATAAAGATTGCTGTTGATATGTTCGACAACCGCAAGATCAAACAGATTGGCAGCATGCCGGAGGGTGACAGCCTTCTGCTGATGTGGGTGCAGCTGCTCTGCCTTGCCGGTAATGTCAACGATGGCGGCTTTATCTATCTGACAAAGGAAATCCCATATACTGACGAAATGCTGGCCACGCAGTTTAACAAGCCTATTTCGACTGTAAGGCTTGCGCTGAAGACCTTTGAACAGTTCGACATGATAGAAATCATCAACAACATGATTTTCCTGTCAAGCTGGGAGAAGTACCAGAGCACAGACAGGCTGGCAACGATAAGAGAAAAAGACAGGGAACGCAAGCGGAGAAAAAGGGAAGCTGAAAAGCTTTTGCCTCAAAATTCCATGGAATGTCCGCGGACGTCCATGGACGTTCCACGCCTAGATATAGAAGGAGATATAGATATAGATAAAGATAAGAATAAGAGTATATCTAAAAAATCTCCCCGCCATAAACACGGCGAATATCAAAACGTGCTGCTGTCTGATGATGATCTGGAGAAGCTGAAAGCTGAATTCCCTGCTGATTGGGACCAGCGTATACAGCGCTTGTCTGAATATATGGCTTCCAGCGGCAAGAGCTATAAAAACCACCTTGCTACTATCCGTAATTGGGCAAGGCGCGACAAACCGGCTGCAAAGCCTGCGGGCGAGCAGGATATGACTGATTTGGACAAATATTTTTAGGAAGGTGATAACGTGGAAGGATTACAAGAAATCATAGCGACGTTGGAGCGGAAGATAGCAGCCAACGTGCCTAAAGACTCAGCTGACTATATAGAAAACGGCCTGCTGTATTGCGGTAAGTGCCATACGCCGAAAGAGTTCCGCGGCAGTTTCCTTGGCATGGTCAAGGTGGTGCCGTGCCTCTGCCGGTGCAGATCCGAAAAATTGGCGGCAGAAGAACAGCAGCGCAAAGCTGAAAAGCGGCAGGCGCGCATCAGGCAGCATCGCCGTGCCAGCTTTCTTGAAAGCGATATGCAGAATTGGAACTTTGCAGCTGATGACGGTGCGGACCCGCGCATAATGAGAGCTGCTAAAAACTACGTTGGCAACTTTACGCAGTTCCGGGAGCAGGGCAAAGGCCTGCTGCTGTATGGTGGCGTGGGAACCGGCAAGACTTTTGCTGCAGCCTGCATCGCCAATGCCCTTATAGATTCCGGCAGAACCTGCCTGATGACCAACTTTGCGCGGGTGCTGAATACCTTGTGGAGCATTGAGGAAAAGCAAACCTATATTGACAGCTTCAATCAGTTCGACCTGCTGGTCTTGGATGATTTGGGAGCCGAACGTCGTAGCGAATACGCGCAGGAGCAGGTGTTCAACGTGATTGATGCACGTTACCGGGCTAAGCTGCCGATGATTATTACAACCAACCTGAGCATCGACGAAATCAAAAAGCCCGACAGCATTGGCAACAGCCGTATCTATGACAGAGTGCTGGAGATGTGCCATCCGGTAGAAGTAACCGGCAAGAGCCGTCGCCGCCAGAAGGTAGCAGCTGATTTCAGAAGCATGAATGAGCTTCTGGGGCTGTAGGGAGGCAGAAGATGAGTGCAAAAGTAGATTTAACAGGGCAACGTTTTGGGCGGCTGGTAGTTATCAAAGAACTTCCCCGAAAGACAGCACTAAGGAAAACCCCTCTATGGCTTTGCCAATGTGACTGTGGTAACACCTGCGAAGCTTATAGTGATAGCTTGCGTGGTGGTAAAAAGAGTTGTGGTTGCATCTTGAAGGAGCGTCGCAGGGAAGCAGAAGCTAAAAGGGCGGCGGGCGAAGCGATTAGAGCAAAAAATAAAGCACTGCTGGCGTTGAAGTGTCCTTTTCCTGCTAATTGTTGTTATAAAAGCAGGCATGGGATGTGCTGTTTAGATTGCTATGAGCGTGAAACTTGTGAAGATAGGTGCTTGAACACGCCAACGAAATGTGGCTATAGCAGATTGAGGTAGATATCATGGAGTGGAATGAAGAATTAGAGAAAAAACTGCAACGCCGTGGCGAAATCTGGCACGCGGAAAAACTTGCATCACGTCTTATATTCGACGGCCGCCGTGCTCTTGAACACTATACTGCAGATGAAATGCGTGCGAAATTTGAGCCTATAGCGAAGCAGTACAGAAAGAGCGGGCGTATGTGCCTGAATTCTGATGCCTTGGTGATGTACTGCAAGGAGCAGGGATATAAATGGGAGTGGTACCCACCTAGTCCATTGGGAGAGTATTGGTTCGTGCTGCCGAAAGAGGATTTATTTTAGGAGGTGCAATAATGGCTAAAAAAAGAAGAAGCCTTGAAGAACAGATTGAGCATGCGGAAGCAATGCTGTTGCTAGCATTTGAAATCTGGGAGTATATTCGTAATAAAGGCTGCCGCGACCCTTTTTACCCAGACGGTGAAAACATGAATCTTGAACGCCAGCATATTATGTCCTACAAAGAAGAATTGGAGAGCTTATGTAAAGACAGAGAGCTGCCAGATGCATATTACATTCCAACGCCTGAAGAGGTTGACCCCAACTACATGGCTCCGCACGGTGTTCACTACGAGCGCCGGATGAAGGGTGGTATGGCTGATATGTATCCTCTTACATACAAAGTGCCGGAAGAAATTGAGAATCAGCAGGAATTGTTTTAGAGGTGAGCAGATGAAACGTAAATGCCAAGTGTGCGGGCAGGAGAACGGCAGCTGTAACCGCTAATACTTCAGTCCTGCTGACATTATCACCATCTGCCCTGCATGCCTTGCCTTCAGCTGCGACGACAAAGCAAAGATTGCAAGGCGGGCGCATAAAGCCGGCAGACTGGTAAAGGAAGAGGTGAGCAAGAAAAGATGGTAGGCAAATCACCCTGCAGAGGATGCGAAGTAAGAAGAATAGGCTGCCATGCTATCTGCAATGCATTTAGCGAATGGAAAACCGAGCAATACAAATTGCTGGAAGCTAAACGGCAGGCCAACTTGAAAAATTTAGCGACAGCCGGAACTGCCGCAAGACATGAGAAATGGATAAGGGGGCATAAATAATGACTGACAATGTAAACCATCCCAAGCACTACACCCAAGGCGGTGTTGAGTGCATCGACGCACTGGCGGCGGCCACAATCAACCTGCAAGGCCTTGATGCTGTTTGTACGGCGAACGCTATTAAATATTTGTGGCGGTGGAAGGGTAAAAACGGCGTAGAGGATTTGAAAAAAGCACGCTGGTATATTGATAGACTGATTAAACATTATGAAAAAGAAGGTGCTGGCTATGCTTGATATTTACGAACTTGTTACCTGTACGCTGTTTAGTGTTGGCGTTATGGCGGTAGCAATTGGCTTATTAAGGGGGTGGAAATAATGCAAGTATGGTGTATTGAACATGATAAATACGCTGGCAGGGGCACAGTTTATTACAAAGTTTTGATTAACCCCACGGATCACCAGCTTGCCATATTGAGAGTTAGGGCAATGATAAACCCGGAACTTAGTTACTGGGCTACACGGTTAGACGAAACTTGTCCCGATGTGGAAATCGAAACAATGTTGAAGCAGAAGAAATTTTGCAAAGAGCCATATTTTACAGAAGTGTAGGTGCTTGTAATGGATATGCCAATTATTGAATTTATCGGCTATACAGTAGCAACAATTTGTATAGTGGTAGCTGTTGTGTTGGCATTGGGAAGTATTTTGAAGGGAGATTAAAAATGAGTATGAAAATTAAGGCTACAACCCCATGTTACAAATTTATCAATGCCAGCCCGGAAGCGCAGCTGGAAAAAATCCGCGAGGAATTAGAAGAAGCTGCGGAAGCATGGGCAACTTATTCCACTGATAAGACAAGAGCAAATTTACTGCATTTGCTCATGGAATTAACCGACGTAAAGGCGTGTGTAAATACTGCTATGGCTCAAATTCATAAAACTGTTGACGTAGAAAACGATAAACGCCGTGCCAAGAACGCTGCTGGCGAAGGTAAATATACTGCTTTAATTGACTTTAGAATTGTCAAATACTACGCAAAAGAAGCGGTAATTGAAAAGAATTTGCGCCGTGGCTATTACATTGAAGATGGGGAGGAAGAACATGAATAAAATAATTTTGTTAGGCCGTTTGACCAAAGATCCAGAAATCAGATATACCCCTAGCGGTACCTGCGTAGCACAGTTTACGCTGGCTGTTGACCGCCCCTACACTAAAGACGGCAGCCGTGAAGCGGACTTTATCCCTTGCGTAACGTGGGGAAAGACGTCAGAAACAATCGGCAACTACGTGCATAAGGGACAACGTTTGTTGGTGGAAGGTCGCCTGCAAATCCGCAGCTATGATGCCAAAGACGGAAGCAAGCGCTGGGTGACTGAGGTAATCGTCAACCATGCCGAATTCATCGAGCGCAAGGAGCAGATATCACAGCAGCCGGCGCCGCAGAGCATGGAAAGTTTCGGCCAGCAGGTGCCTTTTGACGAAGAGATTCCGTTTTAGGGGGTGTGCAGCATGGGAACCAGCTCAGGTGAAATTTGTGTGTGGTGCGATAAAGAAAAGGCTGTATCGAGCATTTTCGACAACGGCCGACTCGTTTACTGTGAAAAATGCCAGCGTGAGCTGTTAAAAGAATTTGGCACGCCGGAAGCGTTGGCTGAATGGGAAAGGACGCGCAAGCAGCAATGAAATACCATAACAAAAAAGTTGAATGTGATGGCATCATCTTTGACAGCATCAAAGAAAAAAATTATTATTGCGAACTGAAAGTGCTGCGCATGGCGGGCGAGGTTATAGAATTTGAACGTCAGGTAACGTTCGAGTTGCAACCTAAATTCAAACATGCCGGCAAAACCGAAAGAGCAATAAAGTACATTGCTGATTTTGTCGTCAAATATAAAGATGGGCGCACAGTAGTGGTTGACACTAAGGGCTTTAGAACAAAGGACTATTTGAAGCGGAAAATGCTGCTGTATAAGTATCCAGGTATCTTGTTTGAAGAAGTGTAAAGGATTGAAAAAAATGAAAGAGAAAAAACTTTATACATGTGAATTTTGTCACACAGACTATGCTGAAAAATTCGCATGTAAACAGTGTGAACAAAACCATAAAACGAATTTGGCTATTAAAGGCATGAGATTTAAGCCGATTACGGTTGACAAGTCGGGCTTCCCTATTAGCATTACGGTTGTTACGGATAAGGGATTAGAAAAAGTGTATCATTGCTAAGGGGCGCGTAATGAATAGAAAAACCGACGAAGAAATAATTAAAGATAAAATCGGCTATTGGTGCAAAAGCTTAAAGCATTGGTGGAAAGCATACAGAAAATGCCGCTGTTCTCTTTATAAATATTTTCTGCTGGAATCAGTACGCAAGGTACGATACTGGCGTGGAAAACTAGAAAAGAAGGTGAAAACTTGATAACAAAATATGATCTGCGTAAATGTAAGCATCTAAAAATGGAGATAATGGATTTGCAGGACCAGGTGAACGAGCTTACCAACATGATGACATCGCCAAGGATTTCGCAATTAACAGGGATGCCCGGTGGCGGCAATAGCGGTCGTGACAATGTAACCAATGCCATTGCCAAGGCTGATAAACTGCGCAGTCTGTATTACGAAAAGTTTGGCGCGTTGGTAGGTTTGCAGATGGATATTGAAAAGGCCATTGAAACGCTGCCTGCTGAAGACCAAATGATGCTGAGAATGTATTATTTCAGCAACTACACGTGGGAAGAAGTGGCTGTACGCATGGGAATCAATTGGCGCAGCGTGCAACGCCGTCATGCAGCCATCTTGGAAAGGCTGGCGCATGATGAAGAAGAAAAGAAAGAAACTGAACCTGAAAATCAATGACTGCTGCGGCAGGCAGCCAAGGTGTGCATTTAATAAGCAAGGTGTTTTAGGGATTTACTGCCCATGCTGTAAAAGATTTGAGCTGGCGAGAGACGGGGAATTTTTCCTTGAAATAGTTCAAAGATGGAATAAAAAATCGTAAAAATATATGTTGTGACATTGTTTGACAGTATCCGATGATGATATAATTATAATAAGCGGAGAAGAAAACAAGAGACGCAAGGGAGTGAAGCCCTACTGCTGTAATGGCGGTGGGGCTTTTACTATGCCTTGGTAAGGGAGGTGGCACAGTGATGACGAAAAATGAAATATTTTTAACAATAGCTGCTGTGCTTGCCTTTGCCGGTGGTTTCGCTCTGCGCGGCGTTCTGCATACCTGCTCGGTGGCTGATAAAAAAGTAGTTACCCAGGTTGAATACCGGGACAAGGTGAAAACGGAAATCGCTTATGTGCCTAAAGAAACTGTTATATATACAGCTGCTGATGGCAGCACTAAAAGCGAACCGGAGAAAACGGATATTGAGGTGAAGCTCAATAAGCCGGTGCTGAATGTTAAGGTTAATGACAAGGACTTCTCTGTGACCAAAGCAGAGAATGAACAGTACCTGTTTGACAAGAATAAACTGACGCTGACGCAGACCAGCAGCACGGATTTTAATATAAAGATACCGGTAGTGGATAAAACGCGGCGCTGGGGCATTGGTGCTGGCATCTCTAAAGATGGCGCGGTAGGTGTTATTAACTTCCCGCTGAAAGGCAATGCTGGTGGTTGGGTAGCCGGCAGAGCTGATAACGTTATGGGTGGCGTTATGGTAAGATTTTAAAGATACCCGGGTGCAGGGGCAAGGTTCCCGAATGGGAGTAGATGCAAGTTGCGAATAGGACACATTGCAAATATTCGTAGCGCAGCTGTGCAGCTGGCGTCAAGAATCCCTTTACCCCCTGCTTTTATATGCGTAGGTGAGCCGAGTAGCGAAGGCAGCGGACTGTAAATCCGTGACGTAAGATACAACGCTGGTGCAATTCCAGCCCTACGCACCAATAAGAATAACGAAAAGCCTGCGGGCGAAGTAGTGAGGGGCAGAAGCTGCGGTGACTGCCTTTATATATTTTCTGCCTTTGCCGGGCGTGGTTTTTGTTGAGTTTTTACCACGCCGGAACAGACTAATCACCTCCTTTTCCGGACGCAAGGACACCGCACTGCAATGCGGCGCGTCCGGCAAGGGTAGAAGAATTTGAGGTATATCATGGAGCACAGTAAAAAGTATAGGCTGATGGCTAATAAGCTGATACGCACTTTGCCGGAGTTTGCGGATATAAAGGCTGCTAAAGTAAAAATAGCCTACTTATCCAGCCTGGAAGAGAAGAAGCGCAATAAGCGGACGATATTTGCGGATTGTAACTTAGTGAGCGACCGCTACAGCTGGTGCTGCCCCTATGATTTTTTTATTGTGGTTTATGAACCGAATGTAGTTGGCTTTAGCGAAAAGCAGCTGGAAACATTGCTGAGGCATGAGCTGCATCATGTTGGCATTGATTTTGAGAAAGATGAAACAGGCTTTTACGTTGTGCCGCATGATGTGGAAGAATTTTGGGATATTATTGATGATGTGGGATTAAGGTGGTGTGAGATGGATGCCTACAAAGAAACAACTGGATAATTTGAAGAATGGAAAAGCTACAAGGTTTCGAAGCGGCGAGGAAGCGGTGAGGAATGGCAGAAAAGGCGGGCAGGCATCCGGTGAAGCACGCCGCCGCTTGAAGTCGTTCCGCGAGCTGGACGCTGACTTCACGACCGACGATGAGCGCAAGGAGATGCTGGACGCGCTGAAGCTGAAGGCTAAGCGTGGCAACATCAAGGCTTTTGAAATTTATCGCGATACCGTAGGCCTAAAGCCTAAAGAAAATGTGGAAATCTCCGGTGAGCTTGCCAATCCGTTCGCAGGGCTGACAGATGCAGAACTGAAAAAGCTGGCTGGTATGGATGGATAAGCAGCTGATAACATTGGGAGCAAAGATAGAACTTGCAAGACGCAGGTTCTTTTTTTACGCCCAGCTGAAGAACCCGGACTTCTACCGGAGCGACCGCAAGTACCTGCAGGAGCTGTGCGATACCTTGCAATGGTTTCTGACTTCAGACAAAAAAATACTTGTACTGAACATGCCTCCGCGTCATGGCAAGAGCTACACTGCCAGCAACTTCGTGGAATGGGCGCTGGGCAGGGATAACACCTTGCAGGTTATGATTGGCTCTTATAACGAAACACTGTCGACGCGCTTCAGTAAGAACGTGCGTGACAGCATCAGCGAGGCTAAGGCGGATATTTATAAGCCGGTCTATAGTGATGTATTCCCCGCCACCAAAATTAAGCGTGGCGACGGCGCTATGAATCTGTGGAGCCTTGAAGGACAGCAGACAAGTTACCTTGCTACATCGCCAACCGGTACAGCGACAGGCTTTGGCTGCAGGCTGATGATCATAGACGATTTAATCAAGAATGCGGAAGAAGCCTATAACGAAAATGTCAAAGAAAAACATTGGGACTGGTTCACCAATACTATGCTGTCACGTGGCGAGGGCAATTATAAAATCATCGTCATTATGACGCGTTGGGCTAGTGATGATTTGGCAGGCAAGGTGCTGGAATATTATCCGGCAGAAAAAATCGTGCATATCAACATGAAGGCAGTGCAGGATGACGGCAGCATGCTTTGTGATGGCGTGCTGGATGCTGAAAGCTGCATGGAGAAGAAGCAACTCATGGGGCTTGATATATGGAGTGCCAACTACCAGCAGGAGCCGATAGACATCAAGGGCAGGCTGTACAGTAGCTTCAAGACCTATGACGGCGCGCTGCCTGCCTTCAAGCAGATTCGTGCTTATACTGATACGGCTGATACAGGTGCCGATTACCTTTGCTGCATTATTTATGGGCGCACCTTTGCGGATGAAGCGTATGTGCTTGACGTTTTATACACGAAAGAGCCTATGGAAGTAACTGAACCGGCAACGGCGAGGGCTCTGGAACGCAACAGCACGAATGTGGCACGCTTCGAAAGCAACAATGGCGGGCGTGGATTCGCCAGGAACGTGAAGAAGCTGCTGCATAGCAACCATACAACCATTGAAACCTTTACGCAGCACAAGAACAAGGCTGCAAGAATCTTGTCTAATGCTACGTGGTGTATGGAGCATATTTATTTCCCAAGCGATTGGAAGAACCGCTGGCCGGAGTTTTATGCAGCACTGAGCAAGTACCAGAAGGAAGGCAAGAACACACACGATGATGCTCCGGATGCTTTGACCGGCGTGTGTGAGGACATCGTGGAGGTGGCAAGGCCTAAACCGATGCGTGTCAACTATTAGAGAGGTGAAAAAATGCGTAATGATAAACATGGATTATACAAAATGCTGGAAGATGGCTATGAAGGCTGCGGAGGCTTTCTTGACGGCAGCTATTTAACCCAGCACCCGCGTGAGGATGCAGGAAAGTACGGCATGAGGCGCGAGCTGGCGTACTACCTTAACTATCTGGCACCCTGCGTTAATGCTCATGTAGCGCCAATCTTCAAAACACTGGCTGTGCGTGACTGGAGCGGCGCAGGCTCGGAGCTGTGGGAAACCTTCAGCAAGGACGTTGACTTCTTGGGCACCAGCATCCAGAACCTTATGAAGCAGGCTGCCTGCAGTGCGAAGCTGCAGGGCGTTGCTTATATCGTTATGGATAAGGCGCAGGGCGATACAGAGGATATGCGCGTGGCAGACCTGGAAGCGGACCGCAATAATCTGCCTTACGCTTTTGTAGTTAATCTTAATGCTGTAAAGGAAATCTGTCAGGATAAGCTGGGACGTATCACAAAGTTTGTTTTCGTAGAGCCTGATGCATTCCAGGAACATACGATGGCGACACGAACGCTGACGGCAGAAGGCTGGGAGCTTATCGACAGCAAAGGCAAGCACAGCGGTACCTGGAATCTTGGGCGCGTGCCGGTTGTTCCTCTGGTTAGCAAAGTGAGGAATAGTCACAATCCTTTCCCGCCAAGTGAGTTCCTCAGCGTAGCTAAAACGAACCTTGCTATCTACAACATGTGCAGCTGGTTGGCTGACATCCTGGTCAATCAGACCTTCAGTGTTCTGTGTTACCCTTCGAGCGACCCGGACAGCATCAACATCGGCACCAATAATGCCTTGGGATATCCTCCGGAGAGCAGCCACGCGCCTGCGTTCATCGCTCCGCCTGATGGTCCTGCAACAGTGCTGGCAGCGCAGATTGCTACACTGCAGCAGGAGATTTACCGCATGGCCGTTGTTGTCAACGTAACAGGCTCCAGCAAGCAGCAGAGCGGGCAGGCGAAAGCGTGGGATTATGAGGCAACCAATCAGATTCTATCCGATTTTGCAGACCTCGTGGAAGCAGCGGAAGAGAATCTGGCAAGGCTGTTCAGTATCTGGACCGGCGTGCCGCTGGAATACAGTGTGAACTACCCGAATGACTTCAAAATCAGTGAGGTTGAGCAGGAGCTTGCTAATGCTGAAATTGCTAAAGGCTTGAACTTTGGCGATGAATTTAACATGGAAGTATTCAAGCGCGTTCTTACCAGCTATCTGCCGGAGCTTAAGGCTGATGACTTTGACGCACTGGTGAAGACCTACGAAGAGCACTTGGAGCAGGAAAAGCTGGATTATAGCCATGCTTTTGGTAATAATGGCGGTGGCGATGATGGCGACGACGGACAGACTGGCGCAGCTGATTAACAAACTGAATAAAAGCTGGCGCAGGGATGCTAAAAAAGCAGTAGCTTACTTACAAAGGCTGATTGCTAGTGGCATGAAGTTTGAAGAGGCACTGGATAATGTGCAGCGCCACTATGGTAAGCTGTTTACACTACCGGAACTGAAGCCTGCGCTTGTAGAGGCTGCAGCTTATGCTTATGGTATTGTTCCGACTATGCTGACTAAAGCGCAAGTAGAAAGCATGGGTGAAGAGCTGGCCGATAAGTGGGATGAAAGCGGCATGACGCTATCTGAAAAGCTGCATGGCGTAGGCGTGAAAATGCGCGGTGCCATTGTAAGCACCCTGCAGGAACAGATGCGCCGGAACAAGACCTGGACTGAGGCTGCAAGGGCGTTGTATGACGGATATGGCGATGATGGCCAGAACGTATATAACGGCGGCAAAGATATTATCAGCAGGCAGGACCTGCCGAAATATCTGCAGAAGGTAAGGGAAGCTACAGGCAACGACCTGCAGGCATTGGCTGAGCAAAGGCAGGCCATTGACAACATCAATCGTCTGGCCAAAAATGGTGCACCTAACAAGGCACTGCAGGCAGCCTATAATAAATTGCTGGAAGCAGTGCAGAAAGGCAATGAAAAGGCTATTGAAAAGGCCGTGGAAGTTGCTGTCAACGAAAAATCCCGCTATGTTGCCGAACGTATAACCAGAACCGAGATGGCGAGGGCATGGGCTGATGGTTTTATAGCTAAGATGCAAAAAGACGCTGATATTGTGGCTGTGAAATTCAAATTAAGCAGCCGTCACCCTGTTTTCGATATCTGCGATATGTACGCCAAAGCTGACATGTATGGCTTGGGTGCAGGCATATATCCCAAGGATAAGCTGCCGCCTTTGCCGGTACACCCGCATTGCTTATGCCGGTACGTGGAAGTCATTGAAGGCGAAGTTGATATGCAGCAGCAACGCGACCAGGTGCGGGAGGCAGGCGACAAATGGCTGAATAGCTTGCCGGAGTCACGCAGGGCGCAGGTGCTGGGGCGTAAAGGCTTGAAGGCTTGGGAAGATGGTGAGGACTGGCAGGGGTATATGCGTGGTTATGCTGGACTGCGGGAAGTAAAAGGCAGACTGAGCGATTTGCCTACTGGTGCTATATCTGGTGCTTTGAATGACAAGAACGATCCAGATTTTACTAGACGTTATAAGCATGCTGAAAAATATTATGAAGCACGGCGTAAGAATGGTATATATGCTTTTGTTAATAAAATACACAAAAATACAGGGTATCCTAAAAAGCGTCTTGAAAGTATTTATAAACATGTATTTATAAATGAGTACGATTTATCTGATGGACATCATAGATTTTATCCTGATTACGATATGGCACAGTCTTTTCAAAGGCTGTTGGAAGGGAAAAATATACAGGAGCATGATATAGTAATGCTAAAACATGAACATTTAGAATTTGCTATCATGCGTAAAATGGGTTATAATTATGATAAAGCACATAATTTGACTAATACAAAGTATAATTATACTAAAGCTGTATTAGAATGGAGTAAGCAAAATGTTGACGCTTGAACTGTTAGAAGTGACAAAAGAATATGTACAGTATAAATTTTATCCCGAAGGTATAACTGATACATTTGGTATTGTACAGGTTAATCTAAATGATTTTAGCAGAGTTTTAGTTAAAGATGTTGATGGAGTTTCGAGTGGATATAAGGGACAAGCTTGGGCACAAGTAGAGCGTCTAGCTCGTAAGGGAACCTTTCCTGAAAAAAGCGGTGCTGCGTGGGGCTAATAAGATGCAATTGATTGAAAACTATTGATTAGTAAGCAGATTTTGAGTGAAAACTCAGAGTCTGCTTTTTTATTGGAGGTGTAGCATGTTAAAAACAACTTTAGGTATAGTTCAAGCGGGGTTAATTCTGGGCAAGCTGTTTGGCTCGTTGGATTTACCGTGGGTTTGGGTATTCACCCCGTTATATATCGTAATATTGCTTGTAGCTGCCGTTTTTGGATTAGTTTATTTAGCAGACAGGCAGCAATATCGTAAATTATTAAAATAACATCGTTAATCAAGCACGTGTAACAGCGTGCTTTTTTATTGCCCAGGAGAGGGCGCAATATAGGGCGGAGACCCATGATATGGAGGTATCAGAAATGGAAATGAAACAGGTTTACGAAGCACTGGAAAAAGTTGAGAACGGTGCTGACCTCATCGCTGCTATCAAGGGCGAAATCAACACTCTCAACAACGAAGCTAAGAAGCACCGCACGGCAGGAGAGCAGAGTGCGACAAAGCTGAAAAGCATCTTGGAGGCTGTTGGTTTGGTCGATGGTGACGATGTGGTAGACAAAGCCAAGGGACTTAAGACTACATTAGACCAATTTGCCCAGGGCGGCAAAAAGCCTGATGAGGTCGCAAAGCAGATTGCTGACTTAACCGCACAGGTTGGCAAGGTCACTAAGCAGCTGGCTGATATGACCGAAACCGCGAAGGCAGAAAAGACCAAGCGTCTTGACGGCATGAAGATGGCTAAGGCTGTTGAGCTGCTGACCAAGGGCAACGCTGCGAGCCCGCAGAACATGGCTAAGCTGCTGGAAGGTAGCATCGTTGTCAAAGACGATGAAAGCCTTGCCTATACCGGCAGTGATGGCAAAGAAATCAGCCTGGAAGATGGTGTTAATGGCTGGCTGAAGGAGAACAGCTGGGCAGTTAAGGCTAACGGTGCAGGCGGTGGCGGCAGCAATGGCGGTGGCAGCGGTACTGATGATCCGTTCCTCAGTGGCTTTAATTCTTAATGACGAAAGAGAGGTTTTTTTATTATGGCTATTAACTATGCAGATAAGTACAGCGCAAAAATTGATGAGCGCTTCAAGACTGGTGCTCTGACCGCTCCGGCAATCAACAACGATTATGATTTCACCGGTGTGCAGACTGTAAAGGTTTATTCTATTCCTACCGCCGGCATGAATGATTACACTTCTACCGGCGCAAACCGTTATGGTACCCCGGCAGAGCTGGAGGATTCCGTTCAGGAGCTGACCTTGACTAAGGACCGTTCCTTCACCTTCACCATCGACAAGAGCAACTATCAGGATACCGGTATGCTGAAAGAGGCCGGTGCAGCATTACAGCGTCAGATTGACGAGGTAATTATTCCGGAGCTGGATATTTATCGTCTGGCAAAAATCGCTGCAGGCGCTAAGAACAGCGCAACTGCTGCAGTCACCAAGGCCAACGCTTACAGCGCCTTCCTCGACGGCACCGAGAAGCTGACCGACGAGAAAGCGCCTTTAGGCAATCGTATTGCTTATGTGGCTGCGTCTTACTTCAAGCTGCTGAAGCAGGATGAATCCTTCATCAAGGCTTCTGACCTGGCACAAGATATGCTGGTAAAAGGTCAGGTTGGTATGGTAGACGGCATTCCCATCATCGTGGTGCCTGCGTCCTACATGCCGGCGAAAACCGCGTTTATCATCACCAATCCTATCGCCTGCTGCGCTCCTGTTAAGCTGGCAGATTATAAGATTCATGACAACCCGCCCGGTATCAACGGCTGGTTGGTTGAAGGCCGTGTGCGCTATGATGCATTCGTTCTGGAAAACAAGAAAGGTGCTATCTACGTACATAAGACCGCTGCTGAATAATGAAAAGCGTAGAGATTACGCGCGAATTTGATAAGCTGGTGCGTGCTTTCGAGGCCGCACCGGTCCAAACGCGCGATATGGTACGCAGGCAGGTGAAGATGGCCGTCAGAGATGTCAGGGAATATGCGCGTGACCATCATCGTTTCATTACAAGAAGCGGTATGACTGAAAAAAGCATTATGAGCCTGGCTAAAGACAACCAGGGTACAGTTATGCTTACAAACAATATAGCGCGATGGCAGCATGAAGGTACTAAGCCGTATGTGATTGTGCCACGCAGTAAAAAGGTGCTGCGCTTTGCCATAAACAAGGAATTTGTCTTCAGCAAGCGTGTGCGTCACCCTGGCATAAAGGCGGACCCTTTTCTTTATACGGCAGCTGATGTTATGCAGCCGACGATAGAAGCGCGTTTTAAGGCAGCACTTGATAATTTAGTGGAGGACTTGTAATGGAGTTTATTACACTTGATAACATTACAGACAGCATTCTGCTAGTCACACAAGAAGATGTTGATGAGACTAACGCATATTTGGAAAGCATAGCTGCTAGATATGGTGTTACCACAGTTCAACAGCCTATAAGCCACAATGTAAAGCGTTTGGGCGTTGCCTACGCCTGTTATATGCGTGCCGTGGCCAGTGTTGGCACAGATGCGAGCGTGACATTTGACGGAAGCAGGCATGATGATGTGTTTGTGCAGAAGGCTGAACTGTATGGCAAGGAAGTAAAGATGTTAGCTGCCACGATTAACGCGAATGATTTTACAGGTACGGGCTGTGCTAGCCGTTTTACTATTAAACTTATGAGAGGTTAATCGATGAGCAGAGCGAGAGAAGTTACAAATGCACTTGCTGACATTATCAAGGAAGCAGTGCCGGGTGTGAAATGGAACGTTAATATCGTAGGTGCTTCCGCTGGCAAAGGTCTTGAAGGTACAATTTCTTGCGATGAGGTTACCTTTGAGCAAGATGCGTATGATGTATGCACAGCAACGGCAGTTTATAGCATTTATGTGTTGGATATTAACGGCACAACTGATATTGATGATTTGAGTGACACCCTGTTTGATGTGTTGCATAATAACGATTTAGGTGGCATGATTGACAACGGCTTAGTCAAGCGTATTGTATTTGGTGCAGTGGCCAACAATACAAAGGCGGTAGCGATGCTGTTGGAATATCAAGTCGAATATGATATGGAGGTATAACATGGTGGCTGTACGACCTAAGATGAAAAGTACCAGCGAAAAGCTGTTAGGCAAGAATGTGCTTGTGTTCCTCAATTATGGAGAGGCTGCAAGCGAAGAAAGCCCGAAGTGGACGTTGATTGGTGGCCAGCGTAGCGCAGATTATAGCGCAAGCGCTGAAGAAATTGACCTGACCGACAAGACCAGCGGTGGCTATGGTGATGCAGAAGCAGGCGTGAAGAGCACTGAGCTTACTGTAGAGCTGATTGTAAAGCCTACCGAGCCAGCAGTGAAAGAGTTATGGGCAGCGTTTGAAGCTGACGAGCCTGTACACCTGCTGAGATGGAGCAAGGGCGGCCGAAGCGTCATTAATTGGTATAGCATTACTAGCATGGAAGAAACTGCAGCTCATGACGATGCAGCGATTCTGAGCGTCACTTTGAAGGGCAAAGGTGCTCCGAAGACGCAGGATGCAATGGAAGACCCGAGAGGCTAATGGTGGGGGCGGTATATTTTTATACTGCCCTTTTATTTTTTAGGAGGAATGACAAATGATTAAAAAGAGCGTAAATATTAACATTGGCGGAGAAGAGCGAGAAGCGAAATTTACCATTGGAGCATTGGAAGAGTTGGAGGCAATGTTGCCGAGCCATAATGTTTTTTCTTTGATGCAGAAAGAGCAATGGAGCGTCACTGAAATTATTGCCTGCCTGTATTGCTCGTTGAAGGTGTATGAAAGAGGCATCAGCCGCAACAAGCTGGATAGCTGGATTGCGGATTATTGTGCCGAGGTAGAAAACGGCATGATTGACCTGCGACTGAGAATGTTGGCGGCGTTGGGTATTTGTGGCCTAGTAGTGAGTGACAGAGGCCCGTTCGATGAGATTTTGACTGCTCTGGAAGATAAGGAAGAAGAAGCCGAGGGGAAGTAATTTCTTTTTCAGAGTGGCTTTCTAAAGTAGAATGGATTTTCTACGCCATTCTGAAAAAGACTCCCGAAGAATGTGCATACATGACGCCGACCGATGTTATAAACATCTGGAATGGGTACAGGTGGAGACGGCAACAGCAGGAAAATATGCTGGCCGCATTGGTGACAGTATATATTGCGAATTATGCAGGAAAGTCCTCAAAAAAGACTTTGAAGTTAAAAGATATATTCAGTGATGGGCGATTTGACTGGCGAATAACCGATGATGATCGTGCATTTCTTGACGAGCTATATGGAGGGGGTGAGAGCGATGGCTAAGCAAGTTAAAGTTGAGATTACTGCAGACAGTTCGAGATTTGAGCAGGCCATGCAGGGCGCGGCAAAAGCTACGAGCGATGCAGGTGCAAAGATTGACAATGCAGGCAACAAAGCTGACAATGCAGGCAAGAAGTTCGACAACATGGCCAACAAAGTAAAGGCCAGCGCAACAAAGGTCAACACTGCATGCGGCAAGGCAAGCAAGGCGCTTGACAGCGTGAACAAGTCCATAAATGCTATTGGAGCTGTGCAGGTGGGCAATTTTATTGCTGATATTGCCAAGGGAATTGTCAGCATGGGCGTATCTTGCATCAAGGCGTCAGCACAAATGCGTCAATACGAGATAGCATTTCAGACAATGCTTAAGAGTGCCAGCAAGGGCACGCAGATGATGAAAGACCTGCAGAAGTTTGCGGCTGATACTCCGTTTGACGTTCCTGGTGTTGTACAGGCAGGCCAGCAACTGATGGCGTTTGGCTTCACGGCGAAAGAGATTATCCCTACCCTGCGCACGTTGGGTGATGCTGCATCCGGTTTAGGCAAGGGAACTGCAGGTGTTCAGCAGATAGCCTATGCAATGGGACAGATTAGGACTAGCGGCACACTTAAGACGCAAGACATTATGCAGCTCACTAATGCCGGAATTGATGCTTGGGGAATGTTGGCCGAAGCATCCGGCAAGAGCATCTTAGAAATTAAAGAGATGACAGAGCGTGGCATGATTGACAGCTTGACGGCCGTAAAGGTTTTGACCGACGGCATGAATGATACTTATGGTGGTATGATGGCCAAAACTGCCGAAGAGATTACAGGCCTTTGCGCCAACATCGAAGAAACAGTAGGCATTACTGCGGCTGTGATTGGTGATTATCTTGTAGATGGTCTTGATATTAAGGCGGTTTTAAAGAGTGTAGGCACAGAGTTGGGCAATTTCACACAGGCCTTGCAGGCTGGCAGGGATGCAGGAAAGAGCTTTACAGATGTTATCAAGGACAGCGTTCCACCTGCCCTTGTAGCAAGCATTGCGGCGGTTGGTACAGTGTTAGGTACTGTGCTTGTCGGTGGATTGATTGCTGCAGCTGCAGCAATGGCAACGTTTATCGGTGTGAGCCTCCCCGTTATTGGTGCGTTGGGATTGGTGGGAGCTGCCATTGGTGTTGTTGTTGTGTATTGGGACGAGTTAGTACAGGCCGTAACAATAGCGGTGAACATAGTCCTGCAGGCTGTTATAAAGATGGCCGAAGGCATTGTGATGCTGATTCATGCAATGGCAGACGGAGCTGTTGAGATGGTCGGCGATATGTTTAATAAGTTCGCAGGATACTGCCCTGAGTGGGTGAACGATTTAAGAGCCTGGCTGAATAATGCTTTGAAGTATTTTAGGGATTTTGCACAGAAGGCTTGTGATTTTCTCAGCAAAGTATTTAAGACTGCGCCGAAACAGGTGCAAGGCAAGACGATCGCCCCAGCAGAGGAAGCCCCAGCACCGAAGAAGCCGAAAGGCACTGTAAATTTATCGGGGTTAGCAGTCCCGAAGGTAGGTTCTGTAGGTAGTGGAGGCAGCGGTGGCAGTAGAGGTTTCGGTCAGCTCGAAAGTGAAGTCAACAGAGTTTCGGAAGCCTTGACCAGAGCAGGTAAGGCAACAAAGGACTTGCAAGAGGACTTCGACAAGATGAGCTTAGACATAGCGACCGCAGGCCTAAAGGGCAGCGACCAAGTCTTTGCGAAGATTGACCAAGAGAAGCAAGCACGCATGAAGGCTGTTGACGAGATGTTGAGCAAGCAGCTGCAGGCGGTGCAGGAAGCAGAGGCGTTGAGAGCAAGCGCAGAGCGTACAGGCAATGCGGAAAGCATAGCCAAAGCAAAAGCATTGTACAATGAGCGAAATGCGTTATATGCGGCAAGCCTTGCGCAAGAGCAGGCATTGAAAGATGCTATCGACCAGCAGGCATATGAAAAGAGCATCAGCCTTGAGACAGCACTGCAGGCAGCGAAGGCCGATATGAATACTGCATTCAATGAGCAGGAACGAGAAAAGTTCCTGGAATATCTCAATTCCGAGCAGGAGGCAAAAATGGTTGCACTGCAGCAGGAACAGGAGCTACGGCAACAGTTACTTGATTGGCGTATGGAGAGCCAACAGAACATGCTTGATTTTGAACTGCAGGCAGGCGAGACAATTAAGAATCAGCTTGCAAGCGGCATTGCTAATGTTATCACAGAGGGTGGCAAACTGTCCGATGTGTTCAAGGACATCACGAAAAGCATTGTCAATATGTTTATACAGTTCATGATTAAGAAGCAGGCAGCGGCCGTGCTGGAGAAGCTGTTGAGCAAAAAGCAAGCAGTAGAGAATGCGGCAAACAGTGCGAAAGAAGCATCAGCGGCCGTACCTGCAGCGGTGCAAAAGAGTATTGCCACACTTGGCCCGATAGCAGGTCCGCCAGCATATGCAGCGGCAACAGCGGCGATGACAGCGGCTGGCTTGGGCAGTATCACAGCTGGCAACATCATGCAGAAGGCAAATGGTGGCCCCGTGTTTGGTGCAGGCACAGGCACTAGCGATAGCATCCCTGCAATGCTTAGCAATGGCGAATATGTTATCAATGCAAAGGCTGTACGCAGGTTAGGTCTGCCTTTGCTGAATGCTTTGAATAATGGTTATGCCATTGGCGGAGTGGTAAGCAGTGGCGATGGCAGCGGTGCAGTGGTTGAGTTTAACAACTACGGCGACATTAACAATGGCACTGACTATGACGGATTGATGGCCGATTTTGAATATACGCTTGCGATGGGAATGCGGGGGTGATTTTATGAGAGCAAAATATAACGATAGGGTGACCTATCCGCTTATTATCAATGGCCAGCAGCTCCCGTACAGGTATAGCCTGGAATCATGCGCTGATCTGACAGTAAGAGCAACAGCTTCAAAACGTGGATATAGCCACGGCTCGACCATCACAGGCGACGGCTATATAGACGGCAAAAAGATTAAGCTAGGCTTTTTAATCAGTGGCACGAATCAAGCTGATTATGATGCTAAACTGAATGAATTGCTAAGGCTGTTTTACCAGCAGAATTATACCTTGTCCGTAGGCAATGGCTATTATAATGTGTCCTGTATGTCAGCCAGCAAAGCAAAATGGATTAAAGGCTATCAAGGGTTAAGAGCTGATGTTGATATTACATTATTGCTGGCCGACCCGTTTAGGTATGCAGATGATGAAAAACAGGCGAGTGCTGATGTTGGCGGAGAAAGCACTACAATTAACGTTGTCAATGCAGGTTCTGCAGATGTGCCGCTGATTGTGGAGCTGATACCTACAAAGACAATGGCAGATGTTACTATCAACCATACCGATACAGGCAGGGTGATGCGTGTAGCTGACACATTGCTGACCGCTCCTGCAGTGCTGACTATAGACACCAAAGCAGGAACAGTGCGGCGTGATGCAAACAATGCTATCAATGCTTTCAGTGGCCATTTTTTGACTGCAAAGCCTGGGACGAATACCTATGAGATTAAAGGCAGCGAGGGCAAGGTGGTTATCAAATGGCGTAATAGGTGGTTAGCATGAGCAACATTATTTTCGGATCAAGTTTATACGGCTCGTTTATATGGGGCGGAAGCGGAAAGAAGAAAGGCGGAGGCGGAACAGGTGGCGGTGATTATGGCGATATTAGTTATATCCCTGGTGCGGTTCAAGTTGTGTTTTTCAATAAGGACGGCACGAAGACTGCCATATTTTCCAACGGCACCGAAAACAATCCGTTCTCGCAGCTGCAGTTTGAGCTTGCGAAGAATGGCTGCGGAAGCTGCACGATTACTTTTAAGCAGTTCCCTGCGTTTACGGAAATCATGTATGGCCAGCGTGTAGATATTTATTTGTTCGGTGATAAACGTCCCTGGTACAGTGGGCAGGTTTTGACACGCCCCGACAGTGGTGGCACTGCTACAGATTTTAAAATCACTTGCTACGGCTTTTTTGATAAGCTTAGCAAGGTGCTGATATTTGCCGAATACGCTAACAAAGAAATTGCCGAGATAGTCAAAGACATCTGCAGGCAGGTGGAAAAAAAGACTGGTATTGTTTTCAATCAGAGCAAGATATACAAAGTAGGCTACAATATTACGAAGATTGTTTTCGACGGCGTATCAGCTAAAGAAGCATTAGAGCAGCTTTCCGAATTTGCGACTGATTATGTTTATGGTGTGGATGAATACCATGAATTTTATTTCAAGCCACGTACTGACGAGATAAACGAAGAGGCCCGCTTTTGGGTAGGGGCGCACTTGAACAGTTTCCTGCCCGACCAAGATATAAGCAAGATAGTGAATTACGCTCGCATCAAGGGTGCAAGTGTGGACGAAACAGGCGAGAGCTGGCTTGCAACAGTAGAGGATAAGCAGAGCCAAGAGCAATATGGCGTGTCTGAAGCAGTGTGGACATTGCCAACAGCATACACAGCAGCGGATGCAGAACGTTGGGGACAGTCAGAGCTTGACAAGGTGAAAGAGCCTAAGCTGTCCGCTAAGGTGGGCGGTGTAGAGCTTAATTACCCGAAGCCTGATGGGGTGTTTTGGGTGCGTAGGCTGTCCGTGGATGGTCAGGCATTGATTACAGATACAGACGGCAAGGCTCGTAAATATCCAATCACCAAGCTGAAATACACTGTCAGCGGTGACAAGGGCATTACGTGTGATATGGAGCTTGGAGAGCCTCCGACACCTCCCATCAGCAAGTATTTGCTGGATATTGAGCGCAATGCACGTAACAATGAATTGCTGCAGCAGGCGACGAATAAAACAGGAAAGGCGGCAAGTAAATGAGCGAACCTAGCAATATCAGAATCAATCCGTTTGTAGGTGACGGAGGAACAACAACTTACATCAATTTGACGGAAACGCATATCATTCCAAGTGTATCGCCCTATGTGATAAGGTTGAACGAGGTGCCCGAGAAGCAGGACCCGAGCAACATCCGAGCAGTATGGGTAGACAGCTCAACAGGTGCAGTCACTGCATCAGCATTGACCGAGGTTGCGGCAACTCCTGCAGCGGGGGAGTTCCGCCCCGATTATGCAACCAAAGCAGACGGCAACGATAATTGGAACACAGGACTGATTGAGTTTTCGGCCGTTGATGCTGGCAAGATTGTGCAGATTAGCTACACAGGCATGGGCACGCTGGCGGCGGTGCAGTCCAATAAATATCCTAGCTGGTACACTGACAGAGGTGATGGAAGTGATGGCGATTTTATGCCGGAAGCAGATTGCACCATTAGCGGTGTAAAAAATTATAAATCTGTATTTATAAAAGAGGGCGTTACAGTGACCATTGACCTTTGTGCGAATATCTTTTGCCAAGGAGCTTTTGCTAACTTAGGTACGATAAACGGCGCGGGCAAAGGAGTGCTCGGTGGGGTGAACGCAGATTATGGAGACGGTTATAAAACAAAAAGCATGCCTGGAGAAAACGGGAATAGCGGTGGGAATGGAGGAATGGGTGGCGGCGAAATAGGCGGTAGTGGATGCATTGTTCTTGGGCAAGTAATCCCTCAAGAGATGCTAGAAGATGTTCTGTTAAATGTTTGCCCTGCATATATGACAGGAGCAAGTGGGGCGAGTGGTTATGGACACAACGGCGGCGGTGGTAATCGCTCCTATCCCGGTAAAGGTGGAAACGCAGGGGCAGGTTTGAGATTGGTCTGCAATAGCTTTGCTAATAAGGGCAAGATTACTTTAGATGGCGAAGATGGCGGAAATGCATGGGGAGATAGATATGTTAAAGGCGGTGGCGGTGGTGGTGGCGGCGGCGGAGCGCTGATTGTAATTTGCAACACAGCTAATGAGCTCGGGACTATTACTGTTGCCGGGGGAAAAGGCGGAAAAGGATGTGGTTCTGGAGCTATACAAGGCTCCGATGGTACCGACGGCATGATAATCATCAAACAACTGGGGGCATTATAAATGATTTGTATTGTAGACAAAAATAATAAAATAATAAACATTGTCAACGCATCTTACCCAACAAAGGACAACGAGCGTGTATATTATCCATGGTGTAGCCTGTGGGAGCAATATACAGATATTGAACCATTGTGGTACGCAAAGCAGCGCAAAACTGCTGAATTTAAGGCAAGACGTGACAGTCAAGAGGTTGCGCCCATTGAGTACAACGGACATAGCTACGATTATGACAGCAAGGCGCGAGAGCGTATAAATGCTGCAATTATTGCGCTTGACCAACAGGGCGCAGATGCTGACATTGCATGGACTACCGCAGATGACAATGATGTTACAGTAACGGCCGCAGACCTGCGTGCAGTGATTGCGGCCGTGGCGGTGCGGAGCAATGCGCTGCATGTAAAGTACCGCAAGGCTAAGGCGCAGATTGAAGCTGCAGGTAGTGCGGAGGAAGTAAATGCTGTTTGCATGGAATAATTTTTAGGAGGTTACAAATGGATTTTTTAGCTTTACGCATGACCGTATATAATGCGGCACACACTTTGACTCATGGTTTCACCTATAAATCGGTGATTGGAGCTATTTTGGCAGTCCTGCTACACAAACATGCAGTACTGTTCATGGTTTTTACCGCGTTGGTATTTTTGGACTGCTTCACTCGTTGGATGAGCCTGTCTTATAAGCGCCTGCAGGGCATGGGGCAAACTCCGACTGTAATGCAAATTATCGGCGGCATTGAGGCGGCGCGCGCCGAAGGGTTGATTTCCAGTGAAGTAATGAAGCATAGATTTGTCGGAAAGGTCATCGTCTATATTCTCTGTGTACTTGCCGCGGTTCTGGTAGATTTGGCCATGATCACGCTGCATCAGCCGCCATGGGCAGTACCGCTTGTTGCTGGCTATCTTGTTGTTACCGAGCTGCTGTCTATTTGTGAGAACCTCAATGATGCAGGTATTGAGGCTGTCGGGGAAATCGCAGCACTCGTAAAGAGAAGACGCGGTTAACAACTAAACAAACAACTAAAATCTAAAAAATGACCAGCGAACAACTGAAATAGGTGCAATTTATGCAATTTTATGCTGTTCGCTGGGCGAAAAATCAAAGGAGGTTTATTTTATGGCTATGTTATCTGCTCATTTTTCTGAATCTGAATGTGCTTGTAAGCATTGTGGCGAGCTGCCGACCTATGGCATTAGCTCTGCTTTGTTGACTGGCTTAGAACGTCTGCGTGCACGTTTAGGTCGCCCAATCTACATCAGCAGCGGCTATCGTTGTCCGGTACACAATGCTGCTGTAGGCGGTGTGTCTAACTCTCAGCACGTGGCTGGCACTGCTGCTGATATCTACGTCGACGGTGTATCTACACGCGAGCTGGCCCGCATCTGCAAGCAGATTTTTGACGGCGTGGGCACTTATGTATCGCAGGGCTTTGTCCATGTTGACATGCGTGCTGGCGGCTCTGTTCCGGGCTATTATCTGTGGGAGGGCTAAGATGTGGGGAAAATATTGCGCAATTACTGCAGCTACATTGTGCTTGCTGTTGCCTGCCTCTGCATCGGAGGCATCATCGGCTACAACCTACACGATGACGGCGGCGGAAATGTCAGCACTCGACAGCAGGTTGAGTCTGCTGCTGCAGCAAACCAAGAGCACCAAGCAAGCGCTGGCAGAATCACAAGCAGCGCTGACCGAGTCGAGAGCGGAATTGAGCAAGCTCAAGACGGAATCAATAAAGCTGCAGATAGAGCTGCAAGCTCAGAGCAGCTTATTGGAGAGTGCAAACAAATCCTTGCAGGCATCCGCGCGCGAGGAGAAGCGCGTTAAAAGACAGCGGCTGATCTGGCAGATTATTGCTGGCAGTGTAGTTGTAGTTTTAGTCAAGGAAAAGATGTAAAAAAGACGTGGCAGGAAAAAGCAAGGGAACGTCGAATTTATTATTAACAACTTATGCAATAATCTTCGCCTTAAATAGCTTGAATAATGGGTACATTGTGGCCGTTTTGTGTCCGCTGACAAAATGTACACCAAAGCAATTTAATTGCAATAGATGTAGCTTAGTTGCTTAAATCCTTTATTTAATGCAGTTTTCGACTAATATAA